CTTCTTACCTACGAAGGCTTCTTTAAGTGCCACCCACTTAGGAGGCCATCTACGCATTCCACCACGTAACGTACTAGTAATGAAACTGCGATAGCGTCCTTCTGTCCACTCTCCGTTATTTCTCACGTGCTGCCATCATTGCGTCTGCCACCATATACGCACAGTTTGCATCTATGTTGTAGCTATTGCTTTCGTTGCGGGGGTCAAGCAAAATTGATTGCATAGCCTTTGCCGCAAAGTAATCACGTAACTCCATACCTCTATGGTGTTCAATTATACCACCTTCTTTATCAACCACAACTGTGTTGTGTGGAAATGCATATGTCATGCTTATTCTCCTTTGTTGCTTCTAATTGCATCAGCAATTGTTTGTGCGGAACGATGAATGTCAGTTCCCAAACTAAACAATCCAATCATTATTAAGGTGGCGGCAACTATGTTCATGCTTGTCTCTCCTGAAGTTCTGTAATCATGTCTTCAAGGTCTTGAATCTTTTGCTCGTACTTGGCGGCAACCAGTTTGGTAAAGTCTTCAAGGTTTTCAGGGCAAACCCAATGCAAGTCAAGTGCCTCATGCCCACATCCAGCCTCTCTAGCCATCTCAATGATGTCTTGTGTCATAACCTAGCCTCCATGAATAGTCCTACATTACCTAGTGCATAGCCAATGAAAGCAATGCCTAGTCCTGTCTTACCTGTTATTAGTAACTGAGCAGCTACAATTGTGTACACGACACCGATAAGTGCAATAAGCCAACTAGCCATTATTCTTCCTCATCCGTCAGCGGCTTGCGCTGTTCAACAGATTCTTGTGTCATACTGGTGCATCCTCGTAGTTGTCAGGATTAAACTTAGGAGGCTTATCATTCTTAGGTGTTGGCAAAGGGTGTGTTGGAAAAGGCCAAGTCATATCATTCCTTAAACAAAGATGGAAACTGTGTTACTAATAATGCTTTGCATTGTTCTGCAATGAGTCTGTGTTCTTTCTGTGTAGCCTCGTCACATCGTATTTCTACATAGTGTAACCAACTGCGTAGCGTACCATTCATGTACATACGTGTTGGTGTTAGTCCTTCAGGCAACACCTTACGTGCAACTTCTTTAGCAATACCTCTGCCTAATGCTGTACGGTATACCCACTCAACATCATCTGCTACACGTCGTTGCATTGATTGCCACCATGCATTCAGTGCTTCGTCAGTTGTAGGAATAGAGTTCTGTCTATTCGTCACATCTTGTAAACGTGTTTCACTAAAATGCTCAGGTGTGTCAACCTCTGCATATCGCTGACTAAACTCTTGAAAAGAGAAACTACGATGACGTAGTATTTGTCTAGCAATGTCTCTCGTAGTATTAATTTCAACACACATGTTGACCATCTCAAATGGACTCCAGTGTTTGTGTTTAACTAAATACTTGATGAGTTTAGGTGCGGTTTCTTTGTTGTCTTGATTGTCAGGGTTACTAACCCTAGCCATGTAAGCAATAAGCTCATCACCGCTAGGGGTAGCCCACACTAGGGAAACACTCATTTAAAGTCTACGTCCTGACCATCATCGTTAAGACCTGCTTTAATTTCGTCAGGCTCTGTAGTATCTGCGGTGAGATAGATTTTATAACCGAATGCAGCAGATAGTACGTTACTCATAACTTCTGCAACATCGTTGTATGTAGTCCACTCATCACCAACTGTACCTGTTACAGAGTAGGTTACACCGTGTTCTTCCAATTGTAAATTAACTTTCACTTTGTTTCCTTTTAAATTCGTTTAACTGATGCTGCCAATCACGTTTCTGTTCGTTATTAATAACGTCACGTTTCCGGGTCTTCCCAATCTTCTCCAGTTCCAAAGTCGATTTTGTCTTCTTCAACTGCGTCTTCTTCTGTGTAGTCATGTGTAGGATAAAATTTAGTATAGTTAGATACAAGTACATCAGGTAGTAGTCGAATGAAATCTTCTACAGATAGTCCTAATGCAATTGTTAGTTCCACAGGGTCATCAAAGTTGTCTTCAATAAACCTTGTCACTGCCAACAGCTTATCATTATACCGCATACTTTCTCCCAAGATATTCTATGGATAAGAACATCTCATCGAAATGACCATCCTCAACCTCATTCAACACTACCAAGCCACGCCAATGTCGGTTACTTAGTTTATCCATATAACTCTCATCATGTAGGTAGTAGCTTCCAGCTATTATAGCACATACTGGCTTACCATCTGCACGTTTACTGTAGGCAACTTGCTTTCCTTGTTGGTGACCAGCAACACAAGACATATGCAACTTATTAATAATAGTAGCCGCACTACTAGCTGGTCTGCCCATTGCCCCAACAGGCCAATAATGGTTAAACCCAACGCCATTAATGAACACAGGATGTAGAAAATCATGCACTTCCCAATCATCTTCATAACACAAGTCTTTGGTAGAAATTAGACCTTCTAGCGTAGGATTGTTGTTTACTGCTCTGTCAATGCGATTCTCATGGTTTCCCATAAGCATCACCATGCGGGGCTTGTAAACCTTCTCCTTGTTTTTCTTCTGTCTAGTCTGCATCTCTCGTAAGGGACTAAGAAGTTTCTGCATAGCTTCTTTGGCTACGTCAATGTCTTTCTTATAACGTAGTCCCTCAAAGTATTTGCTACCTACCTTGTCATGTGTGGATAGGCTCGGCATATCTGCAAAGTCACCGATGTTAACTACAACATCAGGTTTGTATTCACAGATAGCCTTGCCTGCCCATACGAGATGGTCAGTTGGAACACCTTCCTTAACCTGACAATCTGGTATTACTAGTATTCTCATTTCTTGATTGTCTTAATTGCCTTGCGAAATGCACTGATTTCAGCTTCAAGAACAGCCAACTTCTTATCGAATTCAACTGTGTCTTTAACATCACCAAACCAATCAACAAACACTACTTTTTTATGTTCGTCAGTAATTGTCAATCGTGCTTCACCGTCTTTCTCTACTGCCCACACGACACACGAAATGCCGCTAGAAGATAGAAACTTACGTGAAGTTTTTGCTTTTGTATTGCCTTTAAAAAGATTAATTAAACTCATGTTAACTCCATTACACGTGGAACATCCACAACTTCTACTAAAAACTCTGGCCCATTACTGTACAGGAATGTACGCATCTCAGGCCAGCACTCTTGCTTGAATGAACAATAGCTACATGATGTACATAGTTTCTTGTTCTTGCTTGTCTTACTTTGTGGCACAGCTTCTAATCTAGGAATAGAAGTAATGTCACTAGTAACAGTCTCAACAGCACTATCTGCTTGGTGTGCAAACAATCCTCTGTTAACTTCAATAGGGTAGTAGTTTACATGCCCTAGTTCTTTTTGGATAGTGAGAAAACCAGCAGTATTGTTATTAAGAGCAGAAGCATATCCGTTAAGTTGTTGATAATATCCGAAGGGGTCATCCACTAAGTTGTGTTTAAACTTTTCCTCAGAATATTTAGTGACACTCTTAACGTCTACCACTACATTGTCGATTACAGCATCAATGCGGCCTCGTACATACCAACCATTGCCAATGTCATAGATGACACGCTCTTGTTGTTTCTCTACGGTATGACCAGCACTTTCTGCCACTTTCAATACCAGTTCCTCAAGCATGTCGCCGTAAAAGAATTTTAACAATGACTTACCATCAGGCTTGGTAGCAATAGCGGGTGAGTTGTACTTGTACCATAGTCGTCGTGGGCAAGGGTCACCTACCTCACTAAAATACAGTACGTTCTTCTCACGCTCACTATCTCGGGGTGTAAACCACTTACTGTAGTCAACACTAATCTCAGAATTACTAGTAGCGTTTGGTAACGCACCACTAACCACTGCGTAAATGTCATCTACCAAAGTGTCAATTGTTCTCATTCTTTAGCTTCTGCCATAGCTACAGCTTGTTCCATATCCAAGTCACCGCATGAGTATGCTTCAAACATACGTGCAATTTCAATAACGTGGTTAGCTAATGACTCCCAATCTGCTGAATCAGTTTTGGTAATGGAATCTGTTACCAACTTGGTAGCGTTGCTGATTGAGTTCTGACGTACGATGGCACGATCACCATGCAGAGCAGGGATAGGAAAGGGCTTCGTAGGAGGGCTATAAGGGGCTTTGCCGGGGATTGCAGTGGTAGGTGTAGGGGTAGCACCATCTCCCTTGGTCAATAGGCGTACAGACGTTAAATCCACGTTCTTACCATAGGTATTTTCTGTGAATTGAAAGTCAATTGTATCGCCAATCTTAAACGCTGGCTTCTTAAAGCCATAGCTAAAGCGATCACCGT